GTTGTGGAACTGATCGTTGTTTCTGTTCCGTTGACTACCAGATTCCCGACAATGGTTACTGTGCCATCGGCAGCAATCGACATACGTTCCGTACCAGCGGTATCGAAACGGATGATGTTTTCGTCGGCTGATTCCTCAACCTGAATCTTGGTGTTGGCATCAGCATCAGTGATCGAATCGCTACTAAGGGCACCAAGACCAGTATCGACGTAAGAAGTAGTGGCGACCTTTGTTGAATTGTCGCTTGCTGACTGTGTAGTCGCAGTGGCTCCGTCCGTGATGCTTCCACCAACTGTCAGGTTGCCTGTCACAGTGACATCGTCGGGTAGTCCGACGGTTACAGCCGCTGTTTCTGAACCAGAACCGGAAACCTCAATCTCATTAGCGGTACCGGCAACGGTGGCAATGTAGTTACCAGAGGTATGAGTCCCAAGGGTCGCTGCGACCGTCAGGTCTACTGCGCCGTCTCCGGCGTCGTCATAAGCGGCTGTCAGGCCAACGTGGGTACCGTTCGTGGCGATCTGAGCACCCGTAATGTCTTGAACATTCTCCGTGATAAGAGCAAGATCAATCGCCCCATCACCCGCATCGTCATAGGTCGCGGTAATGCCGGTATGGCTGCCGTTGGTAGCCAACTGCGCGCCGGAAATGTCTTCAACGCTCTCGGTGATTAGGGCTAGATCGACAGCACCGTCACCGGCATCGTCGTAGGTAGCGGTAATACCAGTGTGTGATCCGTTGGTGGCCAACTGGGCACCGGACACATCCTGAGTTGCCTCAGTGAAGTCCGTGACTGCTGTCGAAGGAATGGCAATTGTCGTATTCGCTGCTACCGTCAACCGACCATAAGTATCAACCGTGTAACCGGGTACTTGGGTTGCACTCCCATAAGCAGCCGCAGAAACCCCAGAAACCGTGAGGGTTAGATCGATAGCACCGTCGCCAGCGTCGTCGTAAGTGGCACCGATCCCAGTGTGCGAACCATTGGTAGCCAACTGTGCGCCAGAAATATCTTGGACATTCTCTGTGACCAAGGCCAAGTCGATAGCACCGTCGCCAGCGTCGTCATAAGTGGCGGTAATGCCGGTGTGCGATCCGTTGGTGGCCAACTGTGCGCCGGAGATGTCCTGCACATTTTCTGTAACAAGAGCCAAGTCAATCGCACCATCACCGGCATCATCGTAAGCAGCAGTGATGCCGGTGTGGGTGCCATTGGTAGCGAGTTGTGCGCCAGAGACATCCTGTGTCGCTTCAGTAAAATCTGTAACTGCGGTCGAAGGAATAGCGATTGTCGTGTTAGCAGCAACAGTCAGACGGCCATAAGTATCAACCGTGTAACCGGGAACCTGTGTAGCACTGCCATACGCCGCTGCTGAAACCCCCGAAACAGTGAGCGTCAAGTCGATAGCGCCATCGCCAGCATCATCATAAGTGGCAGCGATCCCTGTATGCGAACCGTTAGTGGCTACCTGAGCGCCCGCAACGTCCTGAGTTGCCTCAGTGAAGTCTGTGACTGCCGTAGAAGGGATGGCAATTGTCGTATTCGATGCTGCCGTCAACCGACCATAAGTATCAACCGTGTAACCCGGTACTTGAGTCGCACTTCCGTAAGAGGCCGCAGAGGCGCCAGAAGCCGTGAGGGTTAGATCGATAGCACCGTCGCCAGCGTCGTCGTAAGTGGCACCGATTCCCGTATGTGAACCGTTGGTAGCAACCTGCGCCCCTGCTACATCCTGCGCGGCCTCCGTGAAATCAGTGACAGCCGTAGAAGGAATAGCAATAGTTGTATTAGCAGCAGCGGTCAAACGACCATAAGCATCCACGGTGTAACCGGGAACTGCCGTAGCACTACCGTAAGCGGCTGCCGAAACAGCCGTAGTCGCAAGATCAATATCATCAGCATTGACCACGATGCGAGCAACACCGGCTGTTCCAACATTGATCGTGTTGCCTGTGATGCTGACACCGGTACCGGCAGTGAACGCCTGCGTACCAGTGAACTGTGTGAAATCAACATCATGTGTTCCGACCGTGTGCGGATCGCTGGTTGAAGTAACCGTGAAACCCTGACCCGCGTTTGTGCTACCGGCAAGAGCGTAAACAGCATCCCCAGCCTTGATCTGACCAGTCGGAGTTCCATCGAAATCAACGGCGCGGGTCAGAAGCCAAACAGCCGAACCAGAAGCACCCTGAGCGGTCACATCATAAATACCGTTATGGGAAGCGGTTGCCTGATCTTGAACGAGAACACGATCACCAGTGGTGGCGTTCACCCCATCGACAATCAAACGAACCTGTGTTGCTGTAGTCAGAGTTGCCCCAACACCAGAAGAACCGTTGCTGTAGGACGGCGTATTAGGCAGAGCGGCAGCGGATGCCGTCTTGACCGCCTCATGCCAGTTGACGATGCTTTCCTGAGAAGCCCACGATACGCCGCCCGCAGCGGCACTATCGGCAACAAGCATCTGACCATTAGTTCCTACCGTAAGCACTCCGGGCGTGTTGTCTGCCGTGCCGACAATAAGGTCGCCCTTGGCGTCGATCAGGTATTGAGGAATGTCTCCCAAGCCGCCGTAACCAAGAGAAGTCCATGCAGTCGATCCGTCACCAATCTTGTAACGCTCATTATCAGACTCATACCCGAATTCCCCAACGGCAAGCGTGGGGTTATTAGAAGTCCAGTTCGCTGCCGTGTCTCTGCGAAATTGAATGATTGCTGCCATAACTATCCCCTAGTTCCCTGTGGAATCATTGCCATCAGCATTGATGTGATAACGAACCCAAGCCTCAGAAGTTCCACCATCAGCGACCGTGGTTGACTGCGAAACGACTTCCGTCCACGTTCCACTAGACCTGTAATAAAACTGATTATTCGTTGTGTCTATCGCAATAGTCCCATCAGCAGAAGTAGCCGAAGGCGCTCCATCGGTGGTCAAATTGATTACACCAGCAACAGCCTGTAAGGCATCATCCGTCTTCAACAGGTTTGCCGCTGAACGGTAAAGCGTGGCATCGCCACTTGCCGAACCGGAACTCCAAGTGATCTTGCCCCCGGCATCAATCTTGACCCGTGCCTCAGAATCCCCATTAACTTTTACACCAATTGCCTGAGTGGCGGCAGAGGCAAGTTCCTCCACAATGATGCCAGTTTTGAATTTCTGAGCCACGGCCTCAACCGTACCTTTCGTATAATTGGCTCCTCGAAGCCAAGTTTTTTAACCGGCCACAACCACCCGATAGGCGTTGCTGGCCGGAGCAGTAGAAAACGACACCGTGCAAGTATGCGTGTCGGTCCTTACAACATCAGCAATCACTGTGTCATAAGACGACATGTCATAAACTTGAACTGATACATCACGAGTGCCCAAACCGTGGGTAATCACGAACGATGTGGACGAAGCGTTGCCGACGCTCTCGGCAACAATCCGACTCAAAACTGGAGCGATGGTGCTTCGTGAAGAACCGGAACTGTCCCCAATAGCCAAGAAGGCATTAGTTCGGGCAAGAGCAGATGTTGTAGTACCAGTACCACCGTTGGCGATAGGAAGAGTTCCGGTTACACCACCAGAACCGCTTGCGGCCAAATCGGAAGCATCGGCTGAAAGAACACCCGCAGTAAAGGAAATACCAGTGCCAGCGATATCAGTCTTGATCGCCAAACCACTAGCAGTCGTCGCCAAACCAGCGACCGCACTATTCAGTTTGATCTGAAGGCTGTCAGACGAAGTTTCAATACCGCCAGAAGCAATCGTGTTGATCGACAGAACACCACTGGCAATTGCCAAACCATCGCCTGCCGCTGTAGAGGAAATCGAAAGAACACCACTGGTAAACGTAATACCGTCACCGGCAGTGCTGCTGGCGAGAGCAACATCGTTAGCGTTAATGGTGATCCCATCCCCACCACCGACATTAATAGTGTCATTGGTCTTGGTTAAACCAGCGCCAGCATCGATTTGCCCTGCACCAGAGAAATGCGAAAAGAGAAGATCGTCCGTATCTACCGTGTACGTCCCACCACCCGACTTGGCCTGAAGGACATGACCAGAGTTTGCATTAATCGTGCCACGTTCCACAAAGAAGAATGCACCAGCACTAACTTCTGAAGCAGGTGTTCCATCGAAATCAGTGGATCTTGTTGGGGCACCCGAAGCGTTTACCGTGTAAACACCATTTTCAGAGGAATCAGCCTGATCTTTAACCAGAATCCTATTTCCCGTTGCGAGTACAATTCCATCGACCGTGTCACCATTTTCAAAAGAACTAGCAAGAGTTCCCGCTGCCGTGGTCGCCGTAACAACTGATTCTTTTGGATCTAAACCAGCGGCCCTGTCGTCAACATAGCCCTTGTTCGCCGCATCGGAATCATTGGTCGGTGCTGCCAAACCAGTAACTTTTGCAACATTGACAGCGTTGCTGCCATCACGTTTCATAATCGTGGAGGCAGTATCGGCCTCAGTAGCGTTGTTGACTAAAGTGTAATGCGCCGTGGACATAAGCCCATCGGTAGAGCCATTGGCATTAGCAACGGCCAGCGCCGGAGCGCCCGCCGTCCCTGCCGTAACGGTCAATGCCGTAGTGCCAGACGAAACATTGGTTAGGATCTGTTTCCACGCAGAACCGTTATAAACCTTCAGAATATTGTTGGTTGAATCGAAAATCGTCCAACCCTCGAACTCTCCTGAACCGGGATCCCCGGCGGAGAACTGCATCTTCGCATTCTGAAGTTCATTTTGATTGATATTAAGATTGGTAACGAATTTTTGTGCCATGTTGACCCCGGGGCTACGTCAAATATGCCGATCCTGAAAATGCCGCAGAAAATGTCAGTGTAACCTGCGTTTCACTATCGTATTGTACCCCACCTATCACCACTGTGCCGGTAGAATCAACAACTGTTACAGACGGATGGCCTCCTAATGTATGCGCAACTGTCCAAGTCGTCGCTGCTGACCCTTGCGTATGGATATGCCGGTCTGAACCAGTCAAAGTAATATAAGCCGCTGGCCACGCCCCAGAAGCCTTCGGACCGTACAAACGGGATTCGCCACTTCCCGTCTGATGGATGTACCAGTTCCCTTCAGCACCAGTAGCAGCATTAGGTTCCGTACTACCAGTCAACAACCCGCCCTGCTGACCACCAGCAGTAGCAAGAATCTTCACATAAACTTTGTCCGGGGTAGCAGCGGACGTAGTGACGATATTCCGGAGTTCTTCAACTGTCACATTATAAGTAGTCATGTCGTCACATTCGCATCCAAATTAAAGTTACCTTGTAACAGTCTTTCTATTACGCCCGTACCGCCAACTAACTCTAAATCATATATGCCACTGAACTGTAACGCCGCAGTGTCCGCAGCACTTATCGTCAAACTTACCGTTCCCGTATTCGGCGTAACCACAATCCGACCATTTTCCGTGGTCAATTCGATTAAAGAGGTAGATGCTTCCAAATCCTTACGCACCTGCATGCGGGCCGTGAAACCCGCCAAACTCCTAATAGAGTCATCAAAGTTCGTTACTTCTATATCGCGAGTGAAAGTAGAACCCTGCTCACAAGTGAAATGATAGATACCGGCGGGCATTTAAATACGCTCCAGAGATAGTTTACAAAATTTAAACCGCTCTCCAATTACTTCCCCCTCCAGAGAGTCTACATCACTCATCGCCACCACCCGGATTAAACTTAGGGTTATAAAATTGGTCATCAAAAAACTTGTGACCATACTGCAATAAGCCAAACACCGTCCACGGAGTAGTAGTCGGGCCGGTGGAGACCAGCAACGACGTACCTTCATCAGTTAGAATTTCCGCTATAACAACGTAGTCTTTAACAACAACAGGCAGGTCTTCAAACTTATCTGCAACTTCAGAATCTACCAGTTGTTTACCGGGGTCTTGAACGGGTTCTTCCATTCCCCAATACTAACCCATAGGACATTTCCCAGCATCAGCCTCACGCTGATGCTTGCGATAAAGACCCTTTCTTGAAAAAACACCGATACCATTTTGGCTGACCCCACGATGTACCCCAACATTGTGCATGGCAGCGTCACCTAAAAGGATCTTGCCCACCTGATCCTTTCTATTAAATGGAATCAACTGGTAAATGGGAGTTCCACCCTTGACGATGAAAGACTCCTCCGACATCACACGAATCACAACATGCAAATTATGATAGAAATCGGTATGAATAATGGCAGGTAACACTTGATACCGTGGATCAGGTTCATACGCCACCGGCAAAGCCAGCATGGAATAGCCGGGGGCAGTTTTAAATAGGTACGGGTTAACGATTTTAGGATACGAAGATTCTGGTCGATCCCGCCCTTCGTTGATAAGGGCACCCTGCGCCAAGGAGTATCCAAAGCGTTCTATTCTAAAACTTTCATCACTTGTCCTCGCCGACATCTCTTTCATTCCGACTGGGAAGAACTCCACATCACACCACAGGGGCACCGTTATTCCCAAAGATAGATAATCTTGAATCCCCTTACAGGAAAGCATGGTTCCCGGCGCGTCTTTAGGCATATTCTGCCACCAGTCAGGCCAACCCTCGGAATTCAAATATGGAGGTTGATCAATCAACCGATTGTCACTCGGGACAATCAACAATTCTCCGGGCTTGACCTTGGGCCAATCCCCGTAGGATCTAACTTTGCTGAAGTTCTTTAAGCGTTTGAGCATGATCTTTCAACGGTCTCGAAGTTTTTCTTTCTTTCATCATCCAAAGAAAGTTGTCTATTCTCTCCTCTAATCCTAGCGCAGCAATAGCATCGGATCCAGACTGGGGGTTCAAAACCCCCTGCCCTTGTGCGACATGATAAAAGTGTGGAGTTTTAAATAAATACCATGGGCCTTGAAGATCGGTTCCTTCTGGAACTCGCTCTGACCATACCCCTAACAAATGTTCCAAACTTTCTGGAATCGGAGTCTGTTTCTGTGCAGCCCAAAAAGGAGTATCTTCTCGATCGCTTACATAATGCAATCTAATCATGTCGCGAATATTCAACATCATACCCTCAAACATGCGATTGTATTCTTTTATGCTATAAGCATTACCTTTACGGAATGGTGCCAGCAAACCAACCAAGGCATAAGATTGTTGAATCGTCGCTCCTATTGACGTTGCCTCAAGTGGTTCGACAAACGAACCGGCCAAACCGACTGCCACACAATTCCCAATCCAAACTTTATCCAAGTAGCCCGGATCGAATTGAAAATGCCGGTAATCGCCAATGTCTGAATGTAGCAAATCCTCCATTTCCGTTACAGCCTGTTCCTCTGAACAAAATTCTGATGAATAGACATAGCCCATGCCGCGAGCCGCCTGTGTCGGGATCTCCCACGACCAACCATTATCCATGGCTATCGCTCTTGTGTAGGGTCGAATCTCTCCATTTGGATCTGATTCGGTACGAAACGCTATTGCTGAATCGGTCAGCAAGTATTTACTGAAAGAATTCCATTTAGTCCCCGGCAAGTGAGACATCAACACCCTGTTAAATCCAGATGCATCAATCCAAAAATCCGCCTCAACAAGATCATCCTTGCCTTCGATACGGATACTTTCTATCCATTCCGAATCAGACAACTCCACATCGACAACCTTGCCCTCCACAAACCGAATGTTTCTCTTTTTGCATTTCCGCACGAAGAACTCATTCAACTTATGGGTATCAAAATGAAACTGGTTTACACTTCTGTGGGGATCAATAGCCGGGACAAGATTTTCCTTAAAACCATGATGTGACGTAGCATCACTCAACAGTTCCCCTCTAGCCAACAAAGCGGCATACACGGCGTTCACTTCCAACACGCGCGGGGAATCATTTCCCAATCCACTAACAGCATGGAAATACTCAGGGATACCGGTAGTCCACCCCTCAAATCGTATTCCCCTCTTGTGAGTGCCGAGCGTGGCGGTTAGCAATTCGGATGTTTGGATTTTGAGGAAGTCCATATACCCCCTCCAGTGTTCCGTGGATCCCTCCCCTACTCCTATTGTTCCGATCTCATCTGATTTAACAATAGTTATTTCGTATTTCGGAAACGCCCGCCTAAGCAAAAGGGCGATTATTAATCCGGCATTTCCACCACCGACTATTACAACACGCCTTCTAACAATGGTTTCATCATCCATATCAAACATACCAAGTGACTATTGAATATTTAGTTCCACTATCTATTGGATGTGCTATATGGGAATATGCGAAACCAGATGGAAACACAACGGCTTTACCCGCTTTAGGAGATACGCTTAATCCGTGATATGGAAATTCTAAATTTCCACCTTCAAAATCATCATTCAAAAAACACACCAAACTCAACACCCGCATATTCTTGGGGTCGTGGTCATGGTGCATCATGTACTCGGCAGTATTCTCGTACCTGAGAACTTGGAATCCCTCATCCCTATTTAGTTTGAGATCGTGTACGGCTCGATAGTCATGGACAATCATGTCTACATTTTTAACAAAGTCCGATAACACATCTCTCAAAGTTTCATAACCCTCATCAGATCGCCGACGCACTCTTTCCAAGTTGCTCTCTACGCTCAATCTGGCTTCAACCTTGTGCGTGCCGGGCTGGTTCTTGATTTGAACCATGGAGCGAGTCCATGGGCAAACAGAGTATTCCAACTCCGCTGCGATCTTCACTTCTTCTAGCAGCAGGTGGGCATCTGGATAGAAATCTTCGTACACGCAAACTGCTGGTGCTGGGTTTGAAACTTTCATAGCCATCCAACTTCATTATTATGTTTTCCAAAAGTTGTAGGCATATTACCACCCGGGAAAGACTCACCTAAGAGTTTCCCTTGGCAGAAGCAGGTTAAATTGATTAACCTGTATCCCGCTTCTATGGGATCTACATAATGAGAATACGCGAAATTCGCTGGATAAATGGAGATGCTGCCTTTCGGGGGGATGCAACTAATATCGAAGTATGGAAAATGAAACTCCCCTCCAATGTATTCATGCTCGCCGGGTTCTTCGTTTTCCGAGTGATCGTTTAAAGCCATCGTTGCTACCAGTACCCGCGTTTGAGCCACCTCCAATTGGTCGTGGTGAGAACTAACACTGTTATCTGAATGTGGGCCAAGTGATGCGCCGGGGTAGTAATACAGGAGACGATTTGATTCTTGCCATTGGATGTCATTTATCGCGCAAGGATACGCGTCTAAATATTCGATAAGGCATTTCATTAATTGTTGTTGGATATATATTGCGAATTCATCTTCCTTGGAATCAGCCCATCCGCCCGGATAATCGAAAGCCCCAACGCGAATAGGTCCGAATCTTTCATGTTCCGCTGATCGACCTAAATAATCTGGATCAGGATTCCACGACATTTCCCGCTGATCGTTGTAACGAGCAATAAAACAATCTAGGGCTTGTGCTGGATCAACCTCAAACGCGTTTTCCCAATAACCTAAACAAGGAGCGAGTTCTTCCACTAGTCTGTCACTTGCGCTAAAATATATATCTTCGTTCCCGAAGTGCTCACCCTAGATCGATGCTCCGTATACCAAGTCGTGGGCATCACTAGCAACTCGCCTTCCTTCGGCTTGTACTTCACCCGCTCCCCATCGGCGTCGCGAATGTATTTGAACTCCAATTCACCACCTTGGTAATCGTCATTTACATAGAATAGGTATGTTCCTGATCTGCCATTCCTCCGAACATCTTGATGCCAATCAAATAAACCAGACTCTTCTGGATACACCAACAATTCATAACCACACGATTTAGAAAAATTGTATTTCAAATCTAAATCTTGATAAAATATGGCTTGCATCTCGTTGAAAGAATCGTAGACAAGGTCGTGTATGATCTTATAATCACCAGAAAGATTTAATAGATTATTGCCAGCGGTGAAACAGTGGCGATAATCAGTATTTACAAATGGATCCTTTTTCGTGGGATCTGGGTACATCTTAGAAAGTTTCCAATAATCATTTTCTGAGCCATCAAAATATTTGTCCACATACTCTTTGCATAATCTACTAAGCGCTTTAGCGGCAGTTACATTAAAAATGTAAACACCGGGAAAGATTTCTTTAACCCTATCCGTTTCCGCCAACGTCAAAGTAATCTGAGACATGGCTACTTCCTATAGGCTACAAAATTGAAAGTCTCAACTTTTTCACCATGATGCAAAATGGTTCCCTCATACTTCCCAAAATTTGAAATCACGAATGCCCACCTAACAGAATGCTTCATCGCTGCCTGAGGACGCAAACCCTCACAACACAACACCTTTTGACGCTTTTCAACAAGGTTCAATACCAGTCCTGATCTCAAATCTTCAAACTCGTTCAAATAATTAACTATTTGATGAAAACCAACTCGCGCCATAGGGAACTTAACCCCCAATTTTGTGTGTTCTGGAATAGCCACCACCCCCGCCCGTTGCGGCAAATCTCCCACTCCCCCGTGCTGAACGGGAATCTCCAACATTTCAATCATGGATGCGTAGTCTCCTACATCTTCTTCCAAGGGAACATAGAAATGATGTTTCATTAGATGTTGGCTGTATCTAGCGCAATCAGTGTTCCGTTTACTCCAGTATTGAAAGAATAGCCCGGCGTGCCAGCATCTCTGGTGACCACAATCAGCAATCCGCCGCCGCCACGGCCACCGCGTTGACCGGTGTAACCGGTTCCACCAGCACCCCCCACATACGTTTGAGCAGCCACATGCGCCGATTGGGGCGAACCCTCTGTAGTCGCATCATGGGCCGGATTATGGCCTTCAAACCCGGGCGTATAGGCATCATGGGCCGGAACACCCGCATTGTGGCCTTCATTTCCGGGCGTATAGGCGTCATGGGCCGGTGTGCCCCCTGCGTGGGCTTCATTACCGGGTGCGGTTGAATCGGACGCCGCAGTAAAGGCATCATGTGCCGGTGTGCCCCCATCGTGGGCTTCGGTGCCGGGTGCATAAGAGTCGTGCGCTGGATAGGCTTGATGATGAAATGATGGTACTGGCGGATTCGTATGATCAGCATACACCTGCTCGAATACTCCCGGTGGACCCGCTGGAACGAAATGATGGTTCTGCACCGGGTTGCCCGGATTGAAACCCGTTGGATTCTGCACCGTATAACCATCCGTATGGGATTCCACTCCGGGCGTATAGGCATCATGGGCCGGAGCGCCCCCATCGTGGGCTTCTACAGGCGGTGCGTGGTGTTCGGCTCCGGCCGTGTAAGCATCATGCGCAGCAACACCTCCATCGTGGGCTTCAGACCCCGCTGTATAGGCGTCATGCGCAGCAACACCTCCATCGTGGGCTTCGTTACCCTGCGTGTACGAATCATGCGCTGGATTATGGGCTTCATTATTTGGACCTTCGTGATGATTTGTACTAGCAGGAGCATGGTAAGAAGGTGCAGTTGAACCCGGCGAACCAGCCGAACCAGCCCCTCCTCCACCGCCCTCACAATAAATTCCACCAGTACCAGCGATAACCCGTGCTGAAAGCATCACCACGGCGCCACCACGACCACCACCACCTCCCGCACCACCACTACCCGCTGAACCCTTCCCACCGGCAGCACCAACCGTGTTGGCGTTGGGGGGATAAGACCCCGCCGCCCCGGCTCCACCAGCCCCAGCAGCCCCTGTACCTCCGCCCGCACCACCCTTACCACGGATGAAATCGGACCCACGCTGCTGATAGGCGTTGATGGCAGCGCGTAGATCATAAAAGTCAGATGTGGAAACTCCCACCGAACTCGTCACGCTGCCGGTTCCAGTGAACGTATACCCAGATACATAACCGTCAGGTTCACCAGCGCCGCCCAAACCATCAACAACGCTAACCCCAGCAGCCACAGTTCCAGATAAAGAACCGACGCCGATACTGCCGACGGATTCTTTGACACCAAAATCACCATTCAATGTCAACGTGTTCTTCACGAACACCCGCCATCCGTTGGGATTCAAAGTTTTACCAGCATCAATAATCAGATTGCTGTAATACATGTCTTCGCTGAGACTTGTATCAGCAGAAATGGTTACATCGCCGTCTTCGCCATTACCGAAGACCATCTCACCATCGAACTGGATATCTCCAAACTCCGGTTCGGGCAAAGCCGCGTACACATAAGGAAGGAGATCCTTGTCCCGACGAACGTCCTGATCGTAGCGGGCCTCAGCCATCAGTCTGCCTCAAGGAAGGAAGTCGTCCCCGCTGATCCCGTTCCAGCACCAGCGGCACTAAGCGTATACGAATGAGTTTTATCTGAAGAAATCAGAATCACCACACCACCACCAGCGTTACCGGCAGCCGTAGCCACAACGCTCCCGGCACCCGACAGATACCGCGCTGCGACGACTACCACACCGCCACCATAGTTGGTGCCGTCACCGGCACCGCCTTTCAAAAGGTTGATGGTCCCATTGCTGGGATCAAACGAGTAGCCGTCAACTGCATTCAAAGGATTCCGATACCACTTCGACCCACCCAATGCGGCAGTAGGAGCAGTCACCGTATAACTTGTTGAAGCCCCACCCAACGAGTTCGTCACGTTAGCGTTCTGAGTTCCGATCCCCAGCGAACCTTGTGCGGCAGGCCCAGCGGCCATTCCCAACGTTCCATTTAGATACAGATTCCGTTGAACAAACACCTTGTATCCGGCAGTTGTCAGAGTGATGCCAGAATTTATCGTCAAATCCAGATAGTACATATCCGCAGTCAACGAAGTATTAGTGCTGATAGTTACAACAGCGTCTTCACCGCTCCCGAAAATATGCGATGGCGAATCATAGAAATCCGCTAAAGCATCAGGAGCGCCTATTCGGACCAGCCGCCCCATTGTTACGCCTCCTGAATACCGAAAGAATGAATCGTTACGGCGCTAGCCACACTCGCAGAACCAGATATGAAATCTCCGGTCGCCATAACTGCGGACATGTTCACAAAAATCGTAGACTTTGAGTCAACTGGAACATCATATAGCACGGCATTCGCCACACCAGCCGCTCCTCCACTGGGCACTAAATAAAGTGAAACTGTTCGATTGGTTGCCGTTGTATTACACAATGCCACCTGTTTTAGGATCGTCGTCGTAGCGCCCGGAACCGTATACAGGGTCGCGGCCGAGGTGCCCAACTGCGACGCCGCATGCAACTTCGTTTGAGTCATTGCCATTAGATAGTAACCTCCATATGGACCATTATCTCCAAATCACTAAGCGCACCACTAGTAGTTGTTAAACCCGTATCGGTGGCATAACTATACGATAGAATCTTATCTTCAACAGCAGCAGAAGTCATAACAGACGTATCGTTATTAGCAAACGCCTCACCGGACGACTGAACAGCGGCGAGTCCCACACTGTCCAACGTTAATGTGCCAGCGATTGTTACATCATTGGGAAGTCCCACTGTCGCCGCACCCGACGCTGTGGACACTTCGACTTCATTAGCCGTTCCCCCAACACTCAAAACAACATCAGACCACGCCAAACCAGTACCCGCCGTGGAATCCGCAGACAATACCTGATTATTGGTACCAACCCCCAACCTGATCGGCGTATTAGCCGCCGAAGCAGCATAGATATCACCCTTGGTAGTCAGGGTAGTTCCACGAACCTCAGTACCATCGATCACCAAAACCCATGTTGAATCGTTGGTGGAATAAACCTTCAACGAATTGTCGGTAGAGTTGTAATGGAAAAATCCGGCTGTGGTTCCCGAGGCGGCACTGCTGCTTTCTGACCATCCAGCGGAGTTCGTGTTGAGATTTGTGAAGGCATCATTGAATTGGACGCGCGTAAATGAATCCAAACTGGATGACCAGTTCGGCAACGAACCAAATCTGTTTCCGTAGGTGATAGTCATAGCGTTGCTCCTAGATAGATACTACACTTTAAATGGGTAGTGTTATCCGCACTCTTTCCATATCTGCCGCCGACATGGCCTCTTTAAACACTGCGAAGTGGTTAAATTGCCAACCCGGCTCGTCATCTGTGTGAACAATAACATTCGCGTCAGAACTGCCTACACGGGAAGCCAAACTACCAACCGTGGTATCCGTCACATCCTGAACTTTGGTTCCATTCGCATACATAATAAACTTGCTATTGGGGACATCTCGAACAAGCCCGATATGGTTCCACTGTCCGATGCGCGAAGAATCATCCCAAGTCACACTTACCGTCCCCCCGGTAGACGAAGATGAATCATACTGTTCCGTGAGGACCCCGATTACATCGTCACCGTTGAACTTCAACATGAAGTTTGGATGTTTGAATACGAAATCATCATTTCCACTGTCAGTTTTGAACCGACGATAGTGAAATGAAACACTTAATGCCGTATCTCGCCCGATCGTCAGATTGGGAGCCATTGCTCCCCCCTCACGATTCAACTGGAATAAATCCCTGTCAACAATCGCAGAGTGCTCATATGCATCAGCGGCCTCCCATGCACGATTGATGGTCCATGTTCCGCCTGTCGCATCAGTTCCAGTGCTTGTCGTCGTCGTATGCGTCAACGCAATGCTAGGCAAAAATGTGTAGGTCTTAGTCCCAACGGCAGCGATCTGAGTGATCTGTTTGCCTCCATATGTTCCGGCATTCCAAGTAATCGTGGTTACACCCGTTCCGGTGCCCGTGGCCGTCGTGGAGTCCGTATAGGTGACGGTCCAGTTGTAGGTGTCACTGTCCATTCCGGATACCACGATGCTGTCACCGGAACTGCTTTGGTTGCCCAAATATAAATAGTCGGTTCCCGTATGAGGCAAACCTATCCAATTGGAAACAGGTAGGGGACTTGCCTCATATTGTATGGTGTAAGCCACATCTGTGTTGAGGGTAGCGCTCTGAGTGAATGTATCCACTCCGTCATACAACGTGGGAGTAGTCGTACTACTACTTGTCATATTCAAATCTATGCATGTTGACAAAATGAAACCAGCATATTGACTATCTAGCATTCCATCATTCACAATAGCCCGATAGCCAACAACCCCGTTCTCACCGTGGTTCACTTGAAACCACTGCGCTGTAAACGAAGTAGAGAAAACATTTGGAGAAGACTGCGATGCCGTAGTGATCAGATGGGAGGTGGGATGACATACATCAATCAATGACGGACCGACATAGAACTTCGTCGTTGACGCACCGACGGCAAACCGTACCCAACGATCCCCTGCGGTAGTGAAATCGTATTCAGCAGAATGAGTTGAGGAACTGTAGACATCCGATGTAACAATTCCCGACGCCCCAGTCAGATATTTGAGAATGCCAGACGATGCATCAATTGTGCAAGCCCTGTAATCGGCATTGCCAGAAGTCCCCTGCTGGAACAAGATAAGATCAGAACTATTACCGTAACTAACATCACTGATATGGAACAAGTAGTCACAATCTGTTCCCGTGAGACCTGTTGAAACCGTTGCGGATTGCATGTAAGCCTTCGACCCAGTGACACCACTCGGATAGAAAGAAAATCCCGTGCTGTACCGTGATCCAGCAATGATTCCGTAACGAGAATCCTTAGGATCAATCGCTGTACCCGCCGTCACCAATGAAACATGCCTACCCGAACCAGTTACATCTGGCACGGCCGCACAGGCACTATCTCCAAACTTGAAAACAGTGTCATCATTGGCTGCGACCCCAGCACCCGGCACGTTCTTCTCTAGAATATCCTTTGCTTCAAAAGCGAACACCCCAGCGTCCCGCGGCTTACCGGACTGTGTGCCGATAACACCCATGGAAAGTGTTGGGTTCATTTCCGTTTCGACACGAATCCCATCCGGATCTGGATCTACTTCCGTATCAAACACATACTTGACCAAAAGCGGAGATTCCCGATCATGCGTTTTTATCCTGTGGAAATAATTGTCCGGTGTGGTTGTATCTAGAATCGTTTTCAAATATTTCCGCATCCGATACGGTTTACCGGTATTCAAACCATTAAAAGCATTCTCGATTTGATCTCGATACGATTGAATATCCTCGTAGGAGGCTGATCTAACCTTCGCCCATTGAGCGGAGTCACTAGCAACGTCTTCGTTGTCAACTAGGTCTATCTTTTGCCACGTTGTTGAATCAGTGGATTCAATCCATCCGGGGAGCGACAGCCACATACTCATACCCGTAAATGGATTGATTAGTTCAACCCCAACCATTTGAGCCAACCATCTAAGATTATCTTTATGAATTTGTTGAGGATCCGTTAACGCTGACTTGCTTTCGGTATTTGTTATCGAATCAGTTGACCTTCTATAATTCCAAGTTCTTGTTTCTTCACCGATAATAATTCCAGTGGCATAAGCCGCTGACATCAACTTCTTCAAAATCCGCACATGATTCTGAGATCCATTATCTAGATTCCCGTCAGCATTTCTAAGAAACTCAGGAAGTAAATCATATGAATTATTCAATGTAATATTCGAAAGCATCAATGACCAATCCACAGCGAACACATCCGACAAAGCAAATGCCTGATTTGCAGCAGTCGCAGCATCAATCGAAAAAATCAACCTAGCGTAGTTGGCGTCGGACGGAACCCAAAACTGTTTCAGACCATGATCCGGTGATCCTTCTCGAAAACCAAACTTCATAGCGGCCACAGATAAAGAAGTCCCTAAAGCATACGTTTTAGTAGCGTCGGCTGGAAGTTCATACGCAACTCCATGGATATCTGTTGATGAAACCCATGCCCCATCAACCACCTTTTCCCCAACCGGACCTATCGAACTGCCTCCTCCGGCAACCGTGACAGTGAAATATTCAATCTTCAATGTTGCCGTTTTTTCTGCATAGGCAGAACCAATAGTAATAATTCCATTTGTTCCGTAACTCTTTGTATAATCAACAGGGAACAAAGGAGATATAACTTTCACCACCCCAGCAGCCGAAGAGGTAACTAGTAGGCCATCTTTCCCTACCCCGCTTCCCAATTTCGTTTCCTGATAGCCTAAAGAAGCAGTAGTACGAAGTGTTGCATTTGTCGCTGACCAAAGAGAAGAATTAAATACAACTCCGTTTGATTCCAATAGGTTAATGGGGTCAGCCATTTTACGAAACCGTAATAGTCAAAGTACTTGGATAGGTCAACATTCCCAAACGGTTCATACGAATATCGCCAGTTAAACCACCAGTACCATCAGTGACATTGGAAGCCAACACTTCTGCACGAACAGCGGTCGAAGTTTGAACAAATGAAATCGAATCAGTTCCGATCGTTCCAGCAGCACTACAAGAAAATCCCTTACTACCATTAGTCGTGCCAGCAGTTACCCAGACAAACTTGTCAACTACCATCTCATTAGTAGTATCTGCATCAGTGCTCCTAGTTAGAACCCAATTGCTGGAACCATCACCAACCGTTGTAACCTCGTAGACACCGTTTTGGAGTGCTGCCGTCTGATCCTTGATTAAAACACGATCACCCGAACTCGGTGTTTGACCATCTGTCGCAAACGCCGCCTGCGTTGAATTGTTGGTTAGCGTCGCCCCAACACCTACCGTTCCATTGGCATAATCAGCCGACAGATTAGCCGTAGACGCTGCCACCACTGCTTCCTCCGGCAACGACAACGTGACACTCTTAACGTAATCAATGCCAGTTACATTATCCAACAAACTAATCACTTCGTTCTTGCGAACAACCCTGCTCCAATCCCACGCGTCAGAGTCAAAATATTTTTCCAATACTGTTTGAACCGCACCAGAAACCGTTCCCGAAGCAGCAGTAGACAGTTTGAATACCTCGCAAGTAACACCAATCCCTACAAGTTCCGCATTATGAACTTCAACAATCAGACCCGTACCAGTCTTACTAGCCACGGCAGTTGAAATCGTAGAAACATTCGCTGCCGATACTGTGGCATCTTCGATGGATCTTGGGTAGCCGTTAACATTTTCCCCGGCAACAGACAACAACACATACCCGTTATGTATCCCACCCCCAGTGACCAGATCCCTGTCGGAAAACCGACGCGTGTTGTATGCCTTGGCCCGAAACACCGATCCCACATAGGTGGCGAGAACGTGAGAAGCCAACTGTTGCTCGGTCGCTAAAACCGAAGA